TATGACTATGATTCGTTGTGTATAATTTAAAATTCTTATTTGTCGATTGATTTATCTAGGTTCGATACTTGTATCCCTCTTAGATAGTGTCTTTCTGGATGATAAGATTCCTTAATCATCTTTTTTAAAATTTTAATTATGAGCATTTTTAAACTTGCCATAATTACGCCTTAGGTTTTAGTGAAGTTTGAGATATCAAATCAAATTTCGGAGTTATTACGCATCCGTCGGATGTCGTATGCTTCTATTTAGACAAAATGGAATTTTCACCCTCATACTTACAAATATAATACGCATCCACAACATCTGTAGCAGGTGAAGTGTGCTTACATTCAAACATATCTAAAACATTAAGACTCGTATCGAGAGTAAACTGTTCGATCATCGCTTCTTTATTTGCATTACCTTTACCTGTCGCAAATTTCTTTATAACTGACGGTGCAATTAGATTGTAGTCCCATTGATTTTGATGAAGTTTGTATTTAAGTAGTCCCATATTTTCTGCAATATGAAAGACTCGACCCTTTGAGGCGAATGAATAATCTTCTAGATTGATTGTGTGTATCTTTTTAGAAGCCATATGTTTTGGATAATATGTATTGATAATGTCTATAACCCAATCTGCAATATTTTCATATCGTTCAGACTCAGATGAATAAGGTTTATGTTCAGTACCATCGAAAGATACACCCTTAGATTTATATGAACCTGCATATTTCTTTTTAGTTGTTAAGTAATAAAACTTACAATCTTCAAATCTAAATTCATCTACACTAGTATTTACACATACACCAGGACAACTTAGACTATAATCAATCCCAATCTTCATCTATATCTGTTTTTGTTTCTACTTCTTCTTCGTGTTCATGACCACAGAATGGACAGAATTGCTCTAAGTAGTCCTCTGGTAGTTCGTGTTCAACCGTGTACTCTGCTGAACAGTTGTCGCATTTCTTTTTTAATATCATTAAATTCCTGCTGGTTGAGAAGTGATATCTACAATCTCACAAGCGCCTGCTGTACAAGCAAGTTCTTGAGCACCAGTTGTATTATCATCGCTTTCGTATTTTGATAGTTCTTCAAAATTAACTGACTTAGGCATTTGTTTTTTAAGTTCGTTATATCTTTCTCTATCTATATCTTGATAAGGTGCTTGCTGATATGTATGATCAGAATGAGGTAAGAAACTTACACCCGATACTTCGTCAAAATGTTTATATACCCACGCACCTACTTCCATCCATTCGTGGGATCTTACTGATACAGTACAAGATGGTTTATGTTCGCACCAGTGTCTTTGATATCTTAACCAAATCTCTAACTGTTCGATAGCAGTAAATTCATTTCTTGTAACAGCACCTTTAGGTGAAGCAGTAGGAAAAGAAAATACACTTACAACTGATGGATTCATTACATCTGGTTCGTGTGGTATGCCTTGATCTTTCATCATTTGAGTTAGAGGGTCTTTATTATCGCCTCTTACAGTTCTAACATAATAATCGCTATGTCTTGTATGAATACCAGAAGCACTATCTACTAACTGACTGACTGTGCCAGAAGGTTTAATACAAGTAGTAGCAGTAGATTGAGGTATCTTGAGTTTCTTTGCAAGTTCTTTATTTGTTTCTACTGCCATTTCTCGCATAGACTTTAATAGTTTAGGATCTGCTTCAATTGTTAATTGATTATCCATAATACCTGTGAGTGATACACCAAGTAGTCTTTCTTCTTCAGTATTATCTTTCCATATCTTTCTTAAATATTTAATGTCTGTAAGTGTTGATTGATATGTTCCTAGTGTAGCAGCAATTCTAACTTTTTTCTTTAATGTTTTAGTATCATCTGTAGCACGAATAACTACCTCTGTTAAATTACAGAATTGATATGGTCTTAATATAATTTCTGAGCAAGGGTTAGTACCAAATTCATGTTCAGGATCTCTACGACCATTTTCTGCAACTTTCTTTTTCGCTGCTTCACGATTAAATATACCTCTTTCACCAGACTTAGAATCGTATAATGATTTCCATTCGTGCATAAACAATCCCATATCAGGAGTTCTTGTATAACAAGCAGAGTTATTTGCCAATGCTCTTTGACCATTCATCTCCCACCATTGTCCCATTTTTGCTTTACGAACCCTATCATCTTGAATATTACTTAATGAGATTAGTGCTGATCTTCTAACACCGCCTACTACAACAACTTCACCTACTTTACATACTAGATCATGGCATTCTAAACTGTCTAATTTTCTACCTGCAGCATCCCTAAATGTGTTGATTGCAAAGTCAAATAGATTAACTAATGGTTGAGGACCAGAAGCACGACCACCAAATGTCTTTAGTCTTGCACCTGCAGGTCTTACTTTTGATACATCAATCTTAGGTATCTGACCAGAATATAACATAGCAATTAGTTCTTTGAATGATCTTGCCCATCCAGTTTTACTATCTTCTACTACGATTATTGTTTCTGATTTTTCAACACGCTCAGCAACCACTGGTAACTTTTCTACAAGATCCCTTTCTACTGAAAAACCTACACCTGTACCACATAATAATATATACATGACTTCATCAAACGATCTTACATTATCAATAGGAATATAACTACAATTATATCCTGCAGTATGATCTCTTTCTAAAGCAGGTCCTGCCGTCATCAATGCTCTCATTGAGGGCATTACATCTAGATTTAAAACTGCTTCTTCCAGTTCTTCTCTATTAACCATTCTATGTTTATGATTTTCTTTTAAGTGTACTTCCATAAAGTCAAAATATCTTTTGACTGTTTCTGGCCAACTCTCCCTTTTCTTATCTTCATCTACGAACCTTGCGTATCTTGATTTATGTATGTATTGTTGGTAGCTAGTAGGGAGAAAATTGTCCATATTTGTTATATCCTTTTCCAAGAGTTTATTTGTTGTAGTGCTGAGAGTCCGCAAAATGTATTACTATATATAATACTTGCCACCTGTGCTGGTGTCTTTCCTGCAATTATCATATCGTTTATGTCTTTGTTTTCCAAAGACTTTGGCCATATTACCAAATTAAAATTACTATGTACAGCGTTGATCATACGATCTACAATTTGTTTATTTCTTGGTTCGTTATCAAATATCATAGTGCATTGTGAGTGTTGTATATTTACAACAGCATCAGCACCTGCAAGAGCAATGGCGTTGTCTAAGAATAAACTATCAATAGGACCTTCTGTTATCATTACAGGTTTATTTAAATCTATTCTATCTAAACCATAAATCTTTTGTTTAGTATCATCAAATTTAATTGTAATATATTTAGGTTGCTCTTTACCAAATGCACGACCTTGAAATGCAAAAAACTTACCTGATCTATCATAGAATGGTATAACAATTCTAGGGTGATCAAATTCTAGAGAAGTAAATTTATTAGGAATAATGCCGTTGGTCCATTCATAGAAATTAGGACAGAAAAAAAACTTATCCCAATGTTCTTTTGGTATAAGTCTTTTATATAAAATTTGTTTTGCAGGATGAGTCATAACTAGATTATCAAATCTAGAGAGTGAGTCAAGGTGACGCTCATATGCAGTTTTTGTTTTTAGTTCTTTTGAAGGAGTAAAGTCGAATTCAGTTTTATCTTCACTTACTTTGCCATCTTTAAATCTTTCGAATATATATTCTTTATGCATAATCGGATCAAGAAACTTAATAAGGTTACCAAGTGATTGACCCATACCGCAATTATGGCATTTGAAAAACATTTCGTTTTTCTTTTCATATACAAATCCTCTTGCTTTATTAGATGACTTCTTAGAGTCGCCACAATGCGGACACCTAAAGTTAAATAGTTTATCCGATTTTCTTTTAAATTTTGGAAGTCTTGTAGATAGGAGATTTAGAAATTTAATATCTATGTATGACATAGATTACATTATAACAAAATATGGTAAAAAAGTCAAGCCATCAATTCAAAGAACATAGGGTTATTCATTAGTAAACCAACCATAATCGCACACCCTATAATAACCCATCTCCATTTTTCTAACATACCAACTCTAGTGTCTAGTCCTGCTCTGATACCACGAATTTCTTCCATTATCTTTGCTTCAGAGCTTGAGTGCATTTCTCTTAGATATTTACTTTCGGTATTTATTCTGGAGTGTAATTCTTTAAGATCAGTATCCCATTCTTTTCTTCTAGATTCTAAAGTAATAAAGATATCTTCGTCTGTTTGCTCTGCTCTTGCTAGTTTAGTTTCTTGTTGTACAAGTAATCCTTTGAGAGATATTGTACAATCTGTTAGTTTATCAATTGCTACTTCTAATCTATGATGGATTTGCTCACTTTGTTGAGCATCCTTTTCAAGTAGAGCAATTTTAGTATTGATTTTTTCTAAATCTGACATACTAATATTTATCTATTCTGAAGGTTTTGGTTCGTAATATTCCTGATATGAAATGATAATTTGTCTTTGTTCCGCAATCGCTTTTCTTATGTCTGCATAGTTAATTGATAATGCTTGATAACCTTTGTCTGTTAATGCAAATAACACAGGTTGTTTGCCATCTGCTGTAAGTTTATCAAAAACTTCTTGATAGTTGTCTTGATTAATTACAATCCACTCTACATCATTTGCAGAAAGTGGGTCAGGTAACTCTAAATTAAGTGGTGGTTTTGCAACAGCAACTTTTACTGTTTCTATTTTTTTAATACCTGCACAAGCAGTTAATAGAAACATTGTTAATAATATAATTAATACTCTCATTTTAAACTCTCTATCAATGCAGGGCATTGTTTATTGTAATCATCTTGCTCAACAAGAGGAGAACCAGAAGCAATCTCTATACATCTATTTACATGACGAACGGCTTTGTTGATAACTTTTTGTGCTGCCTCAGGATTTTCCATACCCCAAGTTGCAATATCATATTTAGCAAACTTTTTAGTAAGTTCATTATTATCTTTTTGAAGCACTTCTAGTTTAGCACTTAGTTCTTTATTTGTAGTTAAGATATTTTCGTATGACTCTTTTTGTTGAGTTATAACTTCTTGTTGCTCGTTGATAGCAGTTTCTAATTGTATTTGATTTGCTTTAAGAACAGCATTGTCTGCTTTAAGTTTATACACATAAGCAAAACCTCCAGCGACACCTATCGCAGCAATCAGCATTATAACAAGTTTTATCTTAAACATTATTTATTTTCTAAGTCTTTTATTCTATTAGTTGCTTTATTAAGTTTTTTTTCAAGTTCATCTATCTTTTTGGTGACATATGGATACTTCTTTCTCCATGCGTCATCTGGTTGTTGTAACCAAGTTAGTCCCCAGCGTTCAACCAGATAGTCTGCAAACATATCAAACTTGCCATACATCCAAAGACCTATTCTTGTACTTTTAAAGTATGTTGAAAATGCTAGACCAAATAACGAACCAACTAATGCTGTGTAGATCCACAGTCTGTTAGTTGCCATATCTTGTATTATTTCCCACATATTATTGATTCATTTGTTTATGTTGACATAACTTATAGTAAGTATTAATATTGTGATCACTAAATGAATCAAAAGATAAACTTAGTATACCTCTCATTATACCACCAAACCAGTGTGTCAACATATAAAAGAACCCTGGTTGATCTTTATAGTCACCATTAGAATTAAAGTACATAAACTTTCCGTTATGTTGAAATCCCATCCACGCAGGTGGTATTCTGGTTACTAAATCGTTATTATTTCTAAATCTATAATGAGTGAATTTCTGCATAGAATTCCACTTCTTACTACCTGCTCTAGGTGACCCATATGTATATAATTTTACACTTGAATTATTTAATCTGCCTGCAACTAAAGTAGCAAGAGCAGCACCTAGACTATGACCTGTTATGTATATTTGTTTTTGTTCTGCACCACATTCGTCCATGTGTGCTACAACATCATTCCATACATCATTTAAAGCGTATTTAAAACCTCTATGAACCTTACCTTCAACTCGACCATCAATAGTAGATGAATAAACTTTTTTAATATCTAAATCTGCTTTAATATCTTCCCATTGAGTAGGTTGTGTTCCTCTAAAAACTAATATAAAATTATTCTTACCGTTTAAAGCATATGCTTGTGTACCGCCAAAGTCAAAATATTTAATTCGCCAAGACTTGTCAGCATATGTTTTAAAAGGACCTTCGTTTTCATAACACTTCTCGGACAACTTTGCCATAAATGACGCTGTTGCCCAAGAAAAGTCAGATGATAGTTCCGTTAACTTATTATCATCCATTTTTGAATCCTTATTGTGATTTAATCAAAGTGTACACACCCCAAACTAATCCGACCCAAGCGGCTAGTTTTGCGATACCACCGAATAAAATAATTGAGATACATATAGCGATAACTACAGCACCATCCCAAGATGTTCTTTCTTTTACTCGATCAGTACACCAATTTTTGATTGTTGTAAACATAATTCTTCTCCTTATTTTGATATCTTTTTCTTCTTCATAATATTTTTATCTTTAGCAACACTCTCTTTTTTTCTAAGAGGTTTACCAGAGATAAGTGAACCCGAAGGTTTCAAATAGCTTGTAGCAGGAACTTGAAGTCCCATGCTATATTCTTTTACAAACTCTTTGTAAGTTTTACTCACTTTTTAGACGCTCTAACTTTTTTAGCAAGGTCACTATCTGCCTTACCCCAAGTACCAGAACCTTTAGTTATAAAAGAATTAACTCTTGCAAACGCCCATTGTTGTTGCGTTGCACCAGGTCTATGACCACCTTTCCATGCAGCCATGCCTCTATCGTAAACTTTTTTGAGAATTGAATAAGGCATGCCAGATTTCTTTGCCTTATTTTGTAAACCTTTAATCATTTCTTGAAGTTCTACTTCTACTTCTTCTTTTTTCTTTTTACCTTTTGCTTTATATCCTTGAGCAAACGCTGCTCTTCTTTGGGCAGCTGAAGCAAAACCTTCCTCTGTTTCTCCATACATTTGTCTAAACTTTTTAGTATGTTTTGATAATTTAGTTTTAGCACCTTTATCGCCCGGTGCAGGTTTATAATCGTCATCATCATCTGATTTTTTATAATCTTGTTTAGAGAAGTGTTTTGCTCTTTTCTCTTTTTCTGATTTCGATAATGTTTTGTAATATTTTTTAGGTTGAGTGCCACTTTTAGATTTGACATCTGGATCTTGTGCTACTCTTTTTTCGCCAAGAGGTCGATCATAACGATTATCAGCATTGCCATAATTAGGAACTTCTTTAGAACCAATTGCCATTGCTTTTAATTGATCTTTGCGTTTTGTTACTTCATCAATTTCTTCAACTGGATCTGGAAGAACCATATCAAGTGTTTCTTTGATTTTAAATCTTTTTAAAAGTCTATCTTTCATTTTTTCTTGATCCTTTTTCTTTACTGGTATAGTAGAAGAATCATCACCAGTTCCTGCAACAGCAGTTCCTGTAGCATTTGCAGGTGCTTCTTCATACTTAGGACTTTTTTTCTTCGTGCCATCTGCTCTAGGTATTAACCCTTTTGCTTTTAAATGTGATTTGTCAGTAAACCCTGCTTTACCTGCTTTGTATCTTTTCATAGCATCAGCAGTATTTGGTTTAGGCATATAAGTCCTCCGTTGTTAAATAAACATCTTTGTATTTAAATATGTCGTATCCCATAATATTATCTGTACTCTCATTGAAAGTAATAGTATCATCTTTATTTATGACTACATCACCATCTAAGTCGTATATATCACTTTTTACTTTGTATTCACCTGCAACTAAAGGTTCTCCATAGTTTTCAGATAAATCAAATTCAAATCCATTATCTTTTAAATATTTGTAAACTTCTTTTTCTACTTGTGCCGTGTTTTCAGTTTCTTCTTTTAGAAAAGCAATTGCAGCAGCAGCTGCTGATCCTAATGCACCACGAACACCCAACTTACCTAATAATCTTTTTAAATTAAAAACAAAACGAGTCAACAATGTATAAGCATTTCTTTGCTGTTGATTTGTTATTTGTTTTGACTTAATTAATACTTTACCTTTATCGTCAATAATACCAAGTTTATATGCTTTAGTTTTATTGAATGGTGTAACCAATAGTTTTAATATTCTATATGCAATTAAAGCGTCAATTACTCTACTCATTAAATTGTTCCTAGTTCTACTAATACTTTCCTACTGATTGGTATTTCAACCAAATCATATTCTGGCATAAAGTGTAAAAATACCAAAAATGTTTTTAATAATGTCCAGTGATTTTTCTCGATTTTGAAGAACAGGAGGGTAGTTGCGGCGTCAACGCCGAATACATTTGAAAGAATGATTATGTGATTTATAATCAGTCTTGCTTTTAATTCTTTAGATGTTTCATATTTTCTAAACAAGCGCTTTAAATATTTAAAGCGTTTCATATCATCTAAAAATTCCTGTTCATCAACGCAAGAAGGATTATCGTAATGTTTCATAGCGAACATATTGATATTCTCTGGCGTCAATTTCGAAAAATCAACCATTATAAAATCACCAATCTAAAATTGTGTTATACTAAATTTGCAAAAACCTTATATGTGTTATTGCTTTGTTTTTCCCAATTGAATTCTAGTTTTAATCCACCTTCTTTCTTATGAGAAATTCCGTCACCATCTTCTATTTCAGTTCCTTTGGACATAGGTCCATTAGAATTGTCAGATGTTTTGCCATATCTGCCACCAAATTGTTTTACTTCAACAGTTGCAGTACCTTTTTCGCCATCTATTTTAGGTGAATTGAAACTTAATCCAACTGTACCTATTCTAGTATTTAACTGTTCTAGAGCAGCGTCAGGTTGTAAGTATTCTCTATCAGCGATAGAACCTACATAAGCATTTAGTTTTTGTAAAGCAATAGGGTCTTGAACATTAAACGCAGCATGAGTTTCATCTTCTGCTTGTTTCAATGTAGCGTTAGCAGTATATTCATTGAATTGTCTAAAACTTTTCATTTTTCTTTTCCTTTTTCTTGTCAGATACCTCTTCTTCGATATCAGCATTAGGATTTACATCTAAAATTTCTTGTAAAGGTTGAGTGCTCTCGTATTCTTTTCTTGCTCTAGGCGATAGAGAGTTTAACTCTTCCTGTGTTAATTTCTTATCCATAAATAACTTTCTATGAAGTTGCGATATTTAGTGCCTCTTGTTTTTCAGCAGGCATTGTATCATTTTCTTCTGCCTCTTTGATAAACATTTCAACTTGCTGAAGAGCACCGCCCATAGCATTTCGTTGATCTTTTAGTTGCACAATTTGTTTTTCGCCTTCAATAATATTTTTAGTTAAATCGTCATAATTTTTAGCAAGTTCTTCTTGTCTTGCTTTTAACTTATCAATTGATATAGTCATTTAATAATCTCCATTTTAAAAATATAGGAGGGGAAATAAATTCCCCTCCTAATTCAGTTAGTATTACTACTATTCTCTTACCTATTAAGAGAAAGCAGGAACAGTTACCGTAGTAGCAGTTCCGTGAATGTAGTAAACAGTAGTCGATAATCCTACTAAGTGTAGATCAAGAGCAGACGGTGTGTCAACTTTAAGGTTAAAGTGAGCAGTACCGTTTGATAATACAGGTTCTGCATTTTCATCAGCAGTTGAATCTAAGTGAGTAATAGAACCTTTAAAGAAGATTGTATTACCAGTAGTTTTAATTGTAAAGTCTGTTGCGTCTGCAGCAGCGCCACCATAAATAAAGTGGAATCTAAGACCAGCAGAAGGAGCAGGAAGTGTGTAAGTATTATCCTGTCCACCATCAGGTATAACAGTAGTTCTACCACCATGAGCAGCAGCAGTTAATGTTACATCACCGTCAGCAAGAACAACAGGTGTCATTCTAATATCAGCACTATCAGGTAGATTGTTGAATAAACTTGCTAGTGAGATTTTTTTGTTAATCGGCGTACCAGAAGGATCGTCCACAATGTGTAGTAAGTCAACACTTGCAGCAGAAGAACCTAAATCGGTTAATGCCGTGATTTTTTTATCAGCCATTTTTTAATGTCTCCATAAATTGTACCCCTTATGTATTCGGGGAATGTTAGCCCAGGCATTGATACTATCTCGCCAGGGATCAAATATAAAGGGGCAAAATTGCCCCTCTATAAATTATTTATATACTTTATGTAGTAGTTACTCCATTAAGTATGTCAGCAGAACCAGATGATGAACCAGATTGTGGTCTAACTACTAAACCATCTTCAAGTCCAGTAGAATCTTCCATCACGAATCTTCCGCCAGATGAAGTAGTATCTAATCCAACTTCTTGAATTATGAAACTATCATCTTCGCCTTCGATTGATACAAATTGTTCTTGTATATCTAAACCAAAACCAGTTCTATATGCAGTACTACCAGTTACATCAGTCGCTAAGTTAGGACCCTCTAGTGTCATTGTCATACATTCTAGTAATATTTTATCGCCAGCGTTTGTAGAAGAACCGTCAGTTCCGTCTAAAGTGATACTATCTGTTATTGTAGTTTCATCAGCGATACCGTGTATTGCTTCACTATCAGGATCTACTGCTGTAGCAGTTCCGTCAAAGTGTAAGTAAGCATCGGTAAATGATAAGAAACCTGCGTCAGCAGATTGTAGTACACCTCTAAATGTAATTATATTCGTTCCTGTTCCTGAATAATATTGACAAGCAACAGTATTGTCAGACGCCATATCAGTAGCACCTAATCTCGAAAGTAAAATATATGCTTTATTTGTAACCGTTTGGTTAGCAGAATATGCAGCACTTGTAAATGTGATCTTTTCATCAAAAGTTAATACTAGGTCAAATGTTGCCGCGTCAGCGTATGCACCACCAGTATAATCAATTGACAATAAGTTAGCAGACGCTAATTGCTCAGAAAGATTACGAATCGCAATTAAAATTTCTGGGTCTGCACTTGTATTATCGTTACCAGTTGCAGCACTTGCTACACCAGGTTGCATTACCCATCCTTTTGTAGTTGCGGCTACAAATTCTCTTCCGTGAGGAGCATTAGAATCATCTGGTAAACTCTTTGGTCTTGACTCGACCGCATTTTGTTTTCCCCATAATGCCATGTTAATCTCTCCTTATTAATAAGTTTTTTTGTTTGTTATATAACACTACTATTTATCAAAAACCAATTCTCTTTAATTGAGAAATCGTATTTGAGGCAGAAGTATGTAGTATACCAATGCCTCCTGCGTTTCTAAATTGATCGACATTCTTAGGATAATCGTCAATTAGTATTGCAGGTTGTCTTTTATTATCATTACCCTTCATAGCAAAGTTCTTTTTTTCTCTACGCCTCACTAAATTTATCATAAAATTTTGCGTATATCCTAAATTTTTTCTTAACCATCTTCTTTTACCCGGTTTACAATTAGGGTCTTCGATAGTATATGCAGATAAGATATGTGGATTATATTGTCTAATATAATTCCAGAGTTGTTTTCCATCTCTCATCCAAGGCATATTTGACCAAAAGTTTCGTGTGTTTCTTATAGTCTCCCAATGCCTATCTGACTGATCTTGAGTAAAAGTAGTACCTGTTGCCTTTTTTGCAGCAACCATAAAATCAGCCAAAACTCCATCCATATCACAATAGATACGAGGCAAATCTCCTTTTGCCTCTCTGTAAAAAATACGATAATCTTTCATAGATTATCTCCTATCCCAAGTTTGTAGTATTAACCTTTATACCACCCGAGTACTGACCAACATTAGTGTCTGGATTAACTTTTATTTCAGTCTTTCCGCCAACTTTAATTTTCTTTTTCTTTTCACTATCTACTGGTGGTTGAGGTGTTGATTTATCCAATATTGCCTGTGCGACACCAGTTCTTAAAGGGACTTCACCAGTGTCAGGATTAGGTTCAGGTTTTACAGTTTTATTTTTTTCATTCTCTAATTCAATTTTAAGCATTTGAATTTGTCTTTTCATATCTTCTATGGTGCCTTTATCTTTATCGTCACCTTTTGCTACATGCTTTGATCCTCTACTACGATCTCGATTAATTTTATCAAAATCTTCGTTTGTAGAAGGAACTAAAAGATAATCTCTAAGTTTATTCATACTGTTTGCTGCAATTGCTATCTTATTCATCCACCAACTTGGTAATGAATCTTCTGGATTCATACTTTGAAGTTTAGATAGCATTTGAGAAGCATCCTCAATTGTTGTTTTACATTGTCTAACAGCAGAGGCAGTATCAGTATGCCCATCTTCAACTATTTTTCTAACATCTTTAAGTGCTTCAGCAAATGTTTTAGTATATTTCATATTTTTCCTTAGTCAGTTTTTTTACCAGCAATAGCATTTGATGCTTTCATAATTACTTCTTCAAGACTACCAGGTTTTGTTGTCATGTATTTTTCTTTCATTGGTTTTTTCATAGCATTTATTTTTTTCATAGCAGCCATCATTTCTTTACCTGCGTCTTTCATAGCATACATAGGATTACCAGCTTTCATCATTTCTTTTTTAGATTTCATTTCGCCTTTCATCTTCATAGCATTCATTTTCTTCATCATTTCCATACTTGGTGTTTCTGTATCATCTTTATTTGTTGCCATGTCCATTTCCATTTTCTTCATCGCTTTAATATCATCGTTGGAATGTTTCTTAAGCATATCTTGTTTAGGATCTTGCATAGTCATAGCATTCATTTTCTTTTTATCATACATAGCATTCATTTTCATAGCATTCATTGGTTTCATTTCTGCCATTTCAGCAACATCATCTGTTTCTTCTTTTTTCATTTTCTTCATAGCATTCATAGAACCGTATTCTTTCATAGCCATTTCCATTTTCTTCATCATTTCTTTCTTCATCATTTCAGGCATTTTTTCCATTTCTTTCATCATCTCTTTTTTCATCATCTCCATTTTTTCAGGATCTGTTTCTGCCTTCAACATTTCGATTTTCTTCATCATCTCTTTTTTCATCATTTCACCCATGCCGCCTTCAGTACCAGGATGATAAGGTTCTTTTTCTTCATTTTTAGCATCATGTTTAGCATCCACTGCCTTAAAGAATTTCTTTTTTTCTTCATCGGACTTTAGATCACCTAGGGAGTTAATCCCAAAGTCTTTCATAGTCGCATTAAATTTGTCTTTATAAGTCATTTCGTTTATCTCTCCCTTTATAAGATTTTCTGCAATACCTAGTTTCTTTTTAACCATGTTTGTTGCAGTTGCAAAACGGACACTATCACCATCTTTACCATATCGTTTGACGAAATCGTTTTTTGGTAAATCGTCTGCGGTTTTATGTACCATTTTAATTTGTTTTTTAGTTAAATCAGCTTCGTCTTTAATATCTTTTTGTAATTGTTTTGCCTGCCTATCGTGTGCTTTGACTGATTTTTTTAATTGTTTAATGATAGGTTCAATAGTTTCTTTATCTTTACTATCTAAAGCTTCTAGTTTGAAAAGGTGTTTAATTTTACCACCATCTTTTTTTACTTTAGCAGCAAAATTATCTGCGTCTTGTTTAGTTGCAAAGTGGTCTATGTTTAGCATATTAGATGGTCTATCTTTTCTTTGATAGGTTACTTGATAGTCACCTTTTCTAGGTGCTCTTTCTTGTAAATCTTCTTCTTTTAATTTGTTGTAATACTTACTGACTAAAGAATCTCTTGTTCTTTGATCTTCTCTAGAAATATGACCTTTCAT